TTTTCCTCTTGAACCGTGAGGGAGGAATAATGCGACTGGAACACTCGGAGCACAGGGCAGGCAATGGTCTGTCGAAGACCCAGCCAATTCCCCTTAGCCCGTTGAAGGTACGCTCCTTTGGTCAGCCTCTCTAGAGAGAAGCCAACCTTAGAGATAACGCGAATAACGTTAGGCACCATAATGTGTGCAGAGACGCCATCGACTCTACAAGGCATGAAGAAAGCCGAACAATACCCCAACCTATCGTAGTCGGGCCCGTGATCAATGATCTTGGCAACAAGGCCAGCTGAGAGACAAGTGTCCTGCATAATACGGCAGAACCTCTCGTTTTCAACAGTCGCCGCAGTGCCCCTCAACCTCTCCCCACTACGCTTGTGGGTGAAGATGGAGCAGATGGCATTGTCGTCTCCAATACCACCTGAAGATGTTTGACACACGAACTTATTGTCCAAATTGTAGCGCCGCTTGGCTAAAACGAGCATGGCTAACTGTAGGAGGTAGTTAAAGATGGAAGTGATCTGGTCCCCTGATTTCCGAGTATACTTAATCTCGTACTTGAAGAATTTGCCATAACCTTTGGTGAAACTCAACTGGTCATGCGCAAATTTACATTGTGGGGTAGTCCCAAGAAAATCTTCGACCCTCGATTCGAGCTCGCGACACCCTTGGCCTTGTGTTGCATCGTAAGTAGTAAAATCTACCTCGATGAACCGGGCCCCGGGTTCGCTAACCCAAGATGAGTACATTTCTCCTAAGTCGACAGGATCCATGCCCGCCGTGTAAATATCACCAAGGTGAAAGGTTCCTGCGCGCCCCAGCGCATGACCCTTCGCCCCATGAGCCCAAGCAGACACCACCGGCCCGGTCACAACATTGACACGGGGTTGCTTGAGCCCCTGTATGAGGCGAGGTTTCCCGTCCCGGAGCGTTGGTTTCTCAACGCTTGGGACCTGAAACTCCACTTTGATGAACGAATTCCTAAAATGATATTCTTTCTTCTGAAAGTCGTTGTCACTACATTCTTCCTTGTGGTATTTTTCGTACAGTTTCCGCTTTGCAGTGGGCTGCTCTGCAACCCAATCAGAAGCGGGACGAAAGGTAATACCCTGTTTCCATTCCTTGAGTACGGCCCGTAAGTCGTCGTTCCAAGCCTCGCGCCAAACAGCCAGTGTTTTAGCATCAGGCGCACGCTCTTTAAGGTGGCGAGTAACGAGTGCTACCTCTTCATTGTGCTTAGAGTTAGCAAAGACCAGTGGGATACAAGTAGTGAAAACTGGGCCAACCGCATAGAACGAGCCTTTGCGGTCTTCATTGGACACAGGATATGGTGAGTAGCGCGCTGACGGGTCCAGCTTGTCTGTTAGTCCAATCTTCCGTTCAGTGACATGGGTCATAAAAGTTGCAATCCCATCCTTGAGATCGGCCACCCGCGTGATACTAGCGGGATCTTCGGCATTCCTG